TATGAAGATTTTGGTATTTGGGGCGGTTCTACACCTGCCCAGCGCAGAATCTTGAAACGCCAGCAAGAAATATAGGCTAAAAACGCCCTAAAACGCCCCTAGAAGCCTTTACAGGTATCTTTATAGGTATCCATACAGATTTAGCCCTAAAACGCCTTATTAGTCTTTTCTAATCCAATAAGTGGCAATCCAAATAAACACGCTTGCAATAATCAGATAACCAACAATAGTTTTTGCTGAACCTTCCAAAACAATCCACGCAACAAACATACCTAATAAAGTCCAAATCTGGCCTACTAGATCATTGAAGAAATTTTTCATTAGTTTTTCTTTCTTGTAGAAGTCCCTGCCCCTGAACTAGAAGCAGAAATTTGAGTTGCCATACCTGAAGCACCAACAGCAATTTGAGTTACAACCACACCTGCAACTACTTCTTTCTTAGCTGCAGCCCTATGCGCAGGGGACATATCTGCACCAAGGTTACCTAAAGCGTTTATAGCGTTAGTTAGCCCTACAGCAACCGCACCAACCCCAGGTATAGAAGCAAGTGCAGGATCTACTTGAATATCATCCGCTTGCGCTGCAACATACAAGGCGTTTAGGGCTTGCTCATACTGGGGGGAATTTTCAGGTGCAGATTCCAACACTTGATAAGCAACCGCCTGAATTTGTGCAACCTGCGCATCCGTCAAATCTGCAGGCGCTTTGCTAGTCAAATCTGTCAAAGTAGTTTCAGCTGTAGGAACATCTACAGGCGGAACAGGGTCAGGGATAGGGTCAGGAATAACTACAGGCGGAACTACAACAGGCGGAATAACTACAGGCGGTTTAGGTTCAGGGTCAGGCACTACAACTGGGGGAATAACTACAGGCGGGACAACTACAGGCGGGATAACTACAGGGGGCAAAGAAGTAGGTTGCGGGTCAGGGACAACTACAGGCGGTTCAGGCGTTACAGGCGGTTCAGGTGTAACAGGTTCAACAGGAATAGCAGGAACACTTGAATAAGCCGAATCAGGGACAGGAACTAAACCTTGCCCATCTCCTAAATCCCAATACAGTTCATTACAAGCCCCACCCCCGTATTCATAAAACCAAGAATCAAGTTTGTAACTTTGACCAGCGGACATAGGAAAAATAGCCCTAGAACCACCGCAACCCTTCAAAGTCCAATCATCAATAACAGTTACACCATCAAGGCTTAAATAAAAACCATCATCCGCCCTAGATTGAAAAGTGACATCCCCAGAAACAGGTGCAGTTAAAAAACCGCTGTAATGCATCAAAACAAAATCACCTTGACAACCACCAACAATGCCAGCAAATTCTGCATCAAAATTAGTGTTGATGTTTACCGCAGAAGTCCATACAGTATCAGTTTGGCAAAGGGTATAAGGCACGCGATCAGGTAACGCTGAAGGGTCATAAACATAAACTTCAACAGTCAGCCCAGGTGCATCAGCTTGCGCAACAGTCAAAGGCCAAAAGGCAAAAACAAAAGTTAGGAATGTTGCCCCCAAAAACTTTAGTTTCATTCTGTTTTAGCAGAATCCTCTTGCGCCTTTTTGATTGCATCATTCGCAGATTTAGAAACATCCGCAGGGGTAACCTTGCCTGTAGTAGCAATAGCGTAACCAATGCTTCCAATAACACCAATCATTAGTGTTCCAAAAGAAACCAAAACACCTGTAAGCCAAGAACCTGTTACAGCTGCACCAACACCCATGCTACCGCCAAGAATGAAAAGAAAAATACCGAAACCACGCCACAACAAAGCAGCCAAAACAGCGATAATTTGCCCACTTCTATCCTTCAAAAAATCAAACATTTAGGCCACCACAAAATCTAACGGATCTAATAAATCTGTATAAGGGGCTAAATGAACATTAGGGTTTGACCACGCCTTATTAGCTTTACCAATAGTTTGATGTAAATGACTGCCCGTGGATGCGCTGCCACTTTTGTATTTTCCGCCACCAGTTTTACCAATAACAGTTTCCCCTGCAGTAACTTTATCGCCCTTCTTCAAATCAGATTGCTTCGCCATATGCGCATCCAAAATAAAAACATTGTGATCTACACCATGTTTATCTGTAAGGGTTGCTGAATAAATAAGAATCCAACCAAGAATGTCAGTCCATTCATTTACAAAAACTGTTCCAGTTCCACTTGCCTTGATTGGGGTTAGTTCTGCAGGATGCCAATCTTGCCCGCGGTGTGGCCTGCCATTACGATAAGGAGCTAGATTACCAAATTCATCCCCACGAAGTTTAGGGGAAAAGGGTTCAACATATTTAGTCATAACCCAATTTTACATTAGGAAAGTTATCCCTTTAGTTGAGCAACTTCAGCTTCAAGAGTTTCAATGCGTTGCTTAAGTTGATTCACAAGTTCATAAGCAGCTTCTAATGCATCTGGATTCATGTAATTACCATTTTGCCAAATGTTCAAAAGTTCTTCAGGGGTTGCCATTATTTTCCTTACTAACCTAGCGTTCCAACTGTAGTTGCAGATCCATTACCGATTTGTGTTAGTTTGAAAACTAAACCTGCAACAGTTGACCATGAGTTATCAGGGTTTGTAGCGTTCATTGCTAATGACGGATAGACACGCATTGTGCCTGTGCCTGTAACACGAATAGTTCCTGAACCTGTAACAGTCCAGTATTTTGAACCTGTAGTTCCTGAAGTTCCTAAAGCAAATGAGCTAGTGGTTCTAAGTGAAACAGGGGTATTTGTTCCTGTAAAGCTTGCAGTATTGTTTCCATAATACCAATCAGCAATATAAGTCATTGTTGGCGAAAGGGTTACAGTTACGCCAGTTATGTTGATGCTTGGTGTTTGAGCAGCAGCAACAATCGAAGATTGAATATTTCCAATAAAGTCAAATTGATAACTTGTATCTGCAGCTAAAACAAAACCTGCAGTTGAACCAGTTGTGCCTAACATACTTTGTGCAGTAGATGCAAGAGAGAAATCATAAGTCTTAGTTGCGTTTGAAGTGTAAAGCAAGAATGGATTATTCCAAGAAGGTGTTACACCTGTACCCTGTGAAGTTAAAACTTGACCTGAAGTTCCTGCAGTTCCACCAACAATAACTGGTGATGAAGTTAACAAAGTCAAACCTGAAGTTGTGATAACACCTGCAGGGGTCATGTATGCGACAGTTCCACCTGTTGAAGTTTGCCATTCTTCAAGGTTTGCAGTTTGAGATGCTGCACCTTTGACTACAACACCTTTATTTGCGCTTCCACCTGTATTAAAAGTTTGAGAACCTAGGGTAAACGCGTTTGCTGAACCGAGAGAAGCATAGATTGCAGGTAAGCCTGAAACCTGGGAAGCGGTTACAGTTCCCGAAATGTTTACAGCTGTTCCTGAAGTTGTCGCATAAGTAGCAGTTCCAGATGTTGTCGCATAAACCGCTGTTCCTGATGTTGTCGCATAAACGCTAGTTCCTGCAGTTGTCCCGTAACTTGCAGTTCCGCTTGTAGTTGCATAAGTTGCAGTTCCAGCTGTATTAGCCTGCGCAACAGTTCCGCTAGTAAAATCTGAAACTTGTGATTTAGTGATAGAACCAGAAATGCTAACCGCTGTTCCTGAAGTAGTTGCATAACCGCTGTTCCTGCGGTTGTCGCGTAAGTGGCAGTTCCCGCTGTAGAAGCATTTATAACAGTTCCGCTAGTAAAATCTGTTATTTGTGATTTAGTCAAACTTAGAGAAGCTTGATCTAAACCAATGATTGCTGAACTAGATGTTCCTGTATTAGTTATAGGTGCAGTAACACTAACTACACCGCTTGCCCCATTAGCACCTGTCGCACCTGTTGCACCCGTAGCCCCAGTTGCACCTGTAGCCCCATTAGCACCTGTTGCACCTTGTAAACCTGCGCTAGAAGCCGAAACTTGAACGCTAGTTTCAGTAACCGCAACCTGAACTGTAGGTTCAGTAACAGTTACATTAGTAGTTGATTCAACAACTGAAACTGTTACATCACTCATCTAGTTACATTCCCCGAAACTGTAAACCCGCCTTGAAGCAACCTAGTAACCGCACCTGAACCTGAAACAATTTCAAGATCATAAGCATAACTACCTGCAGCAATAGCGGAAGATTGGGCGGAAGTAATAGCAACAGTAATAGTCCCTGCAGTTCCACCAAGGGTTATGCCTGAACCTGAAGTAAGGCTTAGAAGGTAGGCGGTTGAATCAGCGGCTTCACGCACCTGCATAGCGGAAGAATAACCTGTAAGGTTCAACGCTGTTCCAGATTGGGTGATAGTAAAGGTTCTATCAAAATCTGCACCCTGATAGGCAGTTATGTTATATGTTCCTGGGTTGATCATGCGCCTAATCCTTTACTAATCCAAAACACTATGCAAGAAGTTATTACAGCTGTAATGACCGCAGGAATCCATGCGTTGCGGTTTACGCTTCTTTCAAGTTCTCTAATGCGTGTTTCATGGTCTTGACTTGCCTGCAAAATTTGAATTGAATTTGTTTTTAGAATCTCTATGTCGCGGACAATCTGCAACAGCAAAGTTTGGTTAGTTGGTTTAGGGTCACTCATTTGACATCACCATTCCACAAATACCGCAATATAAATCATTTTCAGGTGCAGTATGTTCTACACCCTTAGCAACGCAATCCGCAGTTTTACAAGTAACCATGATTAACCTGCAGCTGTTCCTGAAGTCATTTGAACCGCAAAACCATAGACAGTAAATGAAGCACCTGAAGAAGCATTTCCATTGTTTCTAAGGCCTACAGTTACAGTTCCAGGGTTCACGCTAGAAACAAAAGGGGTAATCAAACCATCAGTTGTAGTTAAAGTAACAATCGGGGCAACATCAAACCTAGATGCAGGTAAAGTAACTGAAATAGTTACGGAAGTATTGATGGCTATACCTGTAGAAGCCGAATAGTTTGCAGTAAACGCTGCAGTATTCAAAGGCAAATCTTGAAAAGAAGCGTTTAGATCTGAAGCGGTAAGGATGTCCCCGATAGTCCATGTTTTATATGCAGCCATAATAACCCTATTCTACTAGCCCAAAATGGAACTGTTTAGCTGCGCAACATATTCAGAATTCAAACGAATTGGCACATTACTTAGGCTTGCCACTTGGAAACTAATGTGATGGCGTTCAACATCTGCCTGCGTATTGATAGACAAAATTTGATAAAGCTTATCTACAACTGAACCTGTTGCTGAAGGTTGAAAACATAGGCGGATAACATCTCTAAGTTCAAGGCCTAAAACAATGTTTTGTTGCGCAGTAGTCAAAGATTCTAAAGCAACAGTAAAACTATTAGCCCTGTATTCAGGTAAACGCCAAACACCTAGAAAATCTTGCGCAATTTCGGCAGGCCTTGTAACGCTAGTAGTCAGGTTATCGGTTTGAGAAAAGGTTTTTAACCCATACAAAGATGTTCCTGCAGTATCAGTTTTAGTTGCAGTAGCGTTCACCCCACCAACCTGCACCTGATTGTAAAGATTCAACGCTGAACTAGCTATTTCAATTTCAGTAAACGGAATAGCAGTTCCATTACCATAAGCAGTTCCCTGCGAATT